GGCATCGTCTTGTGGAAAAAGAAAGCGAGTCCGCTACCTTCTGATTGCACCCCCGCCGAAACCGAACAGGGTGCTTTGACCGTGTACGGCTCCTTGATGGCTCTGATGGCCTACGGCGCATCTGAAACACCTACCGCCACCGAAGTGGAGCGTGAGCCGAAAGCTCACGCCGACCACAAACGCTCTACAAGGTGGAATCCTGTCGGCATCACTTACATCCTTCACTCGTCTGGAAAGCGGCTCTCTGTGGCTCCCAAAGGCCACCACGCAAGCCCAAGCTGCTCCTTCACTGTTCGTGGTCACTTCCGGCATTACAGGAGCGGGAAGACCGTCTGGATTGCCGAATACCGAAAAGGGACCGGCAAGGGGCAGAGCAAGACCTACAAGATTGGAGGTGATTTGGATGAATGAGAAATCCGAATGGCAGTTCCTCATTGATTATGTCAAGGACGACACGACCGATTTTGGCCTCGATTCCTGCCGGAACCAACTTCTTGCATTGTGGACCGTCTACTGTATGCACAACGACCTCGATGTCGATACCGCGGTGTACGATGCTGTCCTGCTTGACCTGTTCAATGCTCTCTCGCTGGAGCAGCGGCGCGAGTTGTGCCGCAACTACTATCCGAAGTTCGATGATGTGATGGGCGTATGGCTCGCCTAATATTGGAGGTGATCTGAATGGATGAAAACGCCGAATACTGCGCCATCGTAGCATTCACGAAGGACAACGACCCGACCTGCGAGAAGAATAGGCAGCAGCTCTATGCCCTCTGGACCGCCTACTGCATCCACCATGATTTGGTCGTGTCATCCGCCGTATACGAAGCTATTATCGGGCATCTGTTTTTCGCACTCTCGTCCGAATGGCTGATTCACCTGTGCAATGGCTACCGCGACAGATTCGAGGAACGCATGGCACAGTATCTTTGATGGAGGTTTGAGACTATGAACAAGAAGAAAGTTCCCTACAACACGCAGGTGCAGTTTGCAATTATGGCTGGCAAAAGCGATGAGGCACACGACGTCATTGGCCGCGCTCTTGCCGAAATGGGCAATGGTGCTCTTGAGTTTGCCCAGAGCTATCCGTTTGACGACTTGCCGTTCGTTATTGTTGCCATGAAGGTTGCTGTCAATGCGCTTGAGTCTATGCTTGGCCCCAACGGAAAGGCACTTGCCGACACCATTTACAGCCGTACCGACAGCATTGTCGTTGATGCCTCCGAGTTCAAGCGTCAGGCGAAAGGTGGTGATGGAAATGGCTGACATTGCGAGCGAATCTCCCACGGTTGAGCTTGGAAATCAGTGGGTAAGAACTGCTGACAGAATGCCCGATATTCCGGGCGATGAAAAATCATGGGCTCATGTATCTGTGATAGCAGCTAAAAAAGGCAGCAAGAAGTCCGGCCCGATGATTTATGAACGTGCTGTCATTCGAGGTAAAACGGTCTACCGATGGAAATATGTCTGGGACCGAATTTACGATGGTGATGACATTTTTGCATGGATGCCCTACCCTGAATCGCCAGAGGAGGAAGTAGAAAATGGATAAAGCTGTCCTCATCAGCATCCGACCTGAGTGGTGCGAGAAGATTCTTAACGGCGAAAAGACCGTTGAAATCCGCAAAAATCGCCCTAGTTTGAAAATGCCATTCAAGTGTTATATCTATTGCACAAAGCCTGTCGGAAACGTCATCGGCGAGTTTACTTGCGACAAGATACGCTTTTACTTTGGCAAGTCGTGGCTGGTCAAGGAAGACATCGAAGATGTAACTGCAGGTAGCTGCCTGTCCTTGGAACAAGTCAAAGAATATGCCGGCTGGAGAAAAGCTACATCTTTTATGGACCGTAAAGATTTGTATGCGTGGCACATCTCCGACCTGAAGATTTATGACCAGCCCAAGTCCTTGTCCGGCTTTTCTAGGCATGACTTTCGTGGCATGAACGAAACCGATGTCTGTGGAAATGAGAGCTGCGAGCATTATCAGCCGTCTGGAAGCTATATGCTCCCGCCGACCTGCGCAATCAATGGCTGCTGTTTGAGCAAGCCGCCCCAGAGCTGGTGCTACGTTGCTGAGGCAGAGGAGGACGACGCCTTATGAGTAAGAAACGGTATCTTGAAGCTGAGATGCTGAAAGAGTTCCTGCGCATGGGCATGAAGGTAGGCCATATCCACACATTACGGGATGTGGAGAACTATATCGACACCCAGCCAGAAGCTACCCCGCAGGAAGTGGCCGGTCAATGCTGGAGAAATTCCAAGTATGCCCCGCCGACAGAAGCGGATGCTGACAAACTCGGAAGAATCATTGTTTGGGGAGCCGCTGTCAAGCACGTTGACATCACATATTGGGAGAATGCAATTTTTCATCCTGTGGACGTTCCGTTCTGGATGCCGCTGCCCAAGCTGCCGGAGGAAAAATGAACATGGACATCGTAAAAACGCCCGAACTGCTTATTGCAATCGCCGACGAGAGCTACGGCATGAAGCTGGAGCCTATTGAGGCCGAAATGCTCCTCGGCTACCTCGAAGGCAGCGATTTCTGCCTGCTGTTCGAGTTCAACTGCGACTACCACTGCGAAGTCCTGCGCATCCACGACAACCAGAGCACCGACGAAGACTCCGGCGAGATCGTCTACAAAATCGCGTAGGTCATGGAGTTCTGCCAGCGTTGCAATGCCACCATCCTCTCCGAGCAGGAGAACCTACGAAATTCGCCTGATGAGTACGTCCGCGAACTGCGGAAAGACGAGGCTCTGCTTAACCGGCTCGTGGCAGCCGCATGGCGCGCTGTTCCATTTGCCAGCGTACATCTGCTCGATAGAATTATGAGGAGAAACGCCCAGAAAGCATAATGTTCCGCAGTCAGCGCACGGTTGTCTCGTGCGTTGACTGCATTTGCTGTGACCGCAAAAAAATATGTCATACCGTAGATTTTTCGCTTGTCAAACGAATGAACCTGTGCGATAATAAAGTTACCAAAAACAACAACATAATCAACAGATATGTTAATCACGGAGGACGACGTTATGAAAAGCATCAACGAAATGAGCAAGGCCGAGATGGAAGCTGAGATCGCATTCGCGCAGAACTTTGTGAACAACGGTGGCTGTATGAATCAGGAGCAGTGGAACCGCATTTTCAAGCTCATGGAGCTGGTTAAGGAGGGCTAAGATATGTTTGACCTGCGCGAGCACAAGGGCCTCATTCGTAGGCTGGTTTCCGAGGCCAACCAGAATGACCCCAACTGGAAGTGGTCGATCAAGGCCATCAACAAGACCGAGGCCCACATCTTCTGGAGCTATCTTGAGTACGGAGATCAAAAGCCGTGCTTCACGATCGAGCTCGTAGAAGACGACGATGGCTGCCTGATTTATGCGAAGGATGAGCACGGAGACACGCTCAACTTTGAGATTGTTGAGTGCGTAGGTCTTCCTCGCCTGAACACCTCAATTGAGGAAGCCATCAAAATGATGGCCTATTCGATTATCAACACCGCTCACAACTGCTACTGACAGGAGGAAGTTACATGAAGTACGCAGACATCAACCGCCGCGTCACCGAGATCGTGGCCGACTACATCCAGCGCGGCTACTCGATCAATACGGCCACGATGGAGGGGAGTCAGGGCGAAGTCGCAAGCATCGACCTAACTGATGGCAAGAACGTCATCCGAATTTTCGTCCAGCGTTTCTGGCTCAAAGATGACCTCTACAATGATGGCTATGAACTCATCGTTGGCGAGGCTGACCGCGGTATCCGCGCTCATCAGCCTGCTGGCAGAATGTACGAAACCATCTGGAACAACAAGCTGAACGTCATTCGCCGCGATGAGTTCTATGAGATTGGAAAGACTCATGGCCGCCCTGCATGGTTCGGAAGCCGTGACGAAGCAGTTGCCGCTGAAAATATTCGCGTCAATCGGTATGCTCACCGCTATGAGCCTGTTTCAAAAGACAGTCTGTCTGACTATGCCGCAAAAATTGCCAAACGCTACATTTGCCGAGTGACCGGCATCAAGCATCCGAACCGCGCGAAGCTCAATGTTCGCCACGCAATCCGCCGGGATGACGGACGAGTCTACGGACAGTACATTGTTACCTACAACGGCAAGTCCTACATCCTGCACTGAGAGAAAGGAGAATCCCTATGAACGGATGTTTTCACCGCGGTGAGATTTACCACATCCTGCCCGAAGACAACGAAACCGGCAGCGAGCAGTACAGTGGCCGCCCGGCTATCATCGTCAGCAACGAAGCGAACAACAAGTTCGCGCCCACTCTGGAGGTCGTTTACCTGACCACCAAGCCGAAGAAGGCTCTGCCCACGCACGTTAGCATCGAGGCTGCCCGATTCCGCTCCATCGCCCTGTGCGAGCAGGTCCACACAGTTGCCAAGACGCGCGTTGGCGACTACATTG